CAGTAGAACGATTAGGTATTGTTGAGACCAAGGTCCAAAATCTTAATGAAAAGATGGACGACCTTAAAATTGATGTAAAAGATATGCACGATTGTCTTGATAAAACAAGAGATGCAATCAAAACACAATTAGCTGAAATGTATGATGCGTCCTGTACTCAACATGCCGAATTGGCCAAGAAGATTTCTTCTTTGGAAAAAACAAAAGAAAAATGGACTTGGATTATTGCTGGTATAATTGGTGCTGGTGGTTTTTTTGCTGGTCATGCCGATAAGTTACTTCAATTATTTTTTTAATTGCCATTTACTTTACTTGACTTGATGTTAAATAGATGATATAATAACAAAACTTATTTCATCTTTTTAATTTTTATTATGTCCGTTTTTATTGATAGAAATTTTCTTCTTCAAGTTTCACCTAAGTTACAGAACTTCACCCAAAAAAAGGATGACCTCTATAATTTCAGGTGTCCGCTCTGTGGCGACTCACAGAAAAATAAATCAAAATCCCGTGGATATGTTTTTCGTAAAGGTAATAATTACTTTTATAAATGCCATAACTGCCATGTTTGTATTTCCTTTTACAATTTTTTAGATAAGGTTGATCCGGAACTAATCAAAGAATATCAACTTGAAAGATATAAAGATGGAAACAACAATAAAACCGACCATAAAGCACCGACATTTGAGGAGTTCAAAACCAAGCCTGTATTCAAAAAGGCACTCCCAATTCCTAACATTGAATCGCTTCCAGAAGAACATTATGCTAAAGCTTATGTTAGGTCTAGAAAAATCCCCGAACAGTTTTACCAAACGCTGTATTTTGCGGAAGACTTTAAGAAGTTTGTTCAAGACCTTAAGATACCGAAAGATGGCCTCCAAGACGATGACCCTAGGCTGGTAATACCATTTTACGACAAAGATAAAAATCTAGTTTCCTTTCAAGGCCGTGCTCTTGGTGAATCCAAACTAAGATATATCACCGTAAAGATGAATGAAGAAAGTGCCAAAGTCTATGGTCTTGATAGGATTGATGAGGAGAAGAAGATATATGTTACAGAAGGTCCTATTGACTCTATGTTTGTGGATAACTGTGTGGCTACTGCTGATGCTAATCTACCTTCAATTACCAGAATATTTGATAAATCACGGGTGGTTCTTATTTTTGATAACGAACCCCGAAACAAAGACATTGTAAAAAAAATGGAAGAATCCATTGAAGAACATTACCAACTGGTAATTTGGCCTGAGATGATGGAAGGTTACAAAGATATTAACGAAATGATTCTAGACGGCTTTACAACAGATGAAATTCAAGATATAATAGATAACAACACATTCGTTAACCTTAGAGCTAAAATGGAATTTATAAAATGGAAAAAAGTATGACGGTAAAATTAATAAATTATTCACAGGTCCCATGGGAAAATGTAATGGGGGTTGATGTAAATGATAAAATAAATTTGTTGGACCAGATTGCTTATTGTGCGAGAGTCTCCAACCCATCCAATCAAGATACAAACGCTCCATCAGATAAGTTGGTAAGATATCTCATTAAGAACCAACACTGGTCTCCGTTTGAAATGGTGAGTGCCTGTCTTGAGATTAATACCACTAGAGACATTGCTAGACAAATTCTTAGGCATCGTTCCTTCTCGTTCCAAGAGTTTTCCCAAAGGTATGCAGATGCTTCTCAATTAGGCTTTGAACCTAGAGAGGCAAGATACCAAGACACTAAAAATCGTCAGAATAGTACCGAACTAGACTTGAATATAGATGACGATAGGAGACTGGCCTATCAATGGGAATTGATGCAAAATGATATACTAAAAAGAATCCAATCAACATACGAATGGGCTCTTGAAAAAGGTATTGCCAAAGAGCAGGCTCGTGCTGTTTTGCCAGAAGGTATGACCAAATCTCGAATGTACATGAACGGAACCCTCAGGTCTTGGATACACTATATACAACTCCGAAGCGGAAACGGAACTCAAAAAGAACATAGAGAAGTAGCAATTGCCTGTGCTGAAGCTTTAGAACCTGTGTTCCCTATGATTACCGAATTTATTACACAATAACAATTATAAGGCAAGAAAATATGACAGAGAATTATCTAGGTATTACCATAGATTATGAAAAAGATAAATTGTTTGATGAACTAGGAATAAAACGATTAAAAGAATCGTACATGAAAGATGATGAAACTTCTCCACAACACAGATTTGCGTTCGTATCCTCCTCATTTGGATCTAATCCTGAACACTCTCAGCGCCTTTACGATTACGCCTCTAATCATTGGCTCAGTTTTAGTACTCCAATTCTTAGCTTTGGTCGTTCTAAGCGTGGGTTACCTATTTCATGTTTTCTTAACTACATTGAAGATACTGCGGAGGGATTAGTTGATAACCTCTCAGAAACTAATTGGCTTTCTATGCTTGGCGGTGGTGTGGGTATTGGGTTTGGTATTCGTTCTGCCGATGATAAGTCTACTGGCATTATGCCTCATCTTAAAATTTATGATGCTTCTTCTTTGGCCTATCGTCAGGGTCGGACTCGCCGTGGCTCTTATGCTGCCTATCTTGATATTAGCCATCCCGATATTATTCCTTTTTTAGAAATGAGAAAGCCGACAGGAGATCCTAATGTCAGATGCCTAAATCTACATCACGGCATTAATATCACCGATGACTTTATGACTATCATTGAGAAGTGTATGTTGGATCCAGATTATGACGATTCTTGGAATTTAATTGATCCACATTCAAATGAAGTGAGAGAAACTGTGTCGGCCAAAATGTTATGGCAGATGATTCTAGAGCTTCGTATGCACACAGGTGAACCATACATTCACTATATTGATACAAGTAATAGAATGATGCCACAATGGTTAAAAGATAAAGGTTTGAAAATTAACCAATCAAATCTTTGCTCTGAAATTATTTTACCTACTAATGAAGAACGTACTGCCGTATGTTGTTTATCTTCTTTGAACTTGGAGACTTATGATGAATGGAAAGATAACGAACTTTTTCTTCAGGACGTGGCTGAGATGCTCGATAACGTCCTTCAGTATTTCATTGATAATGCTCCTGATAGCATATCACGAGCAAAGTATAGCGCCAGTCGTGAGCGCAGTATTGGTATTGGTGCACTTGGATTTCACGCTTATCTCCAGCGAAATGGAATTCCCTTTGAAGGAGTAATGGCGAAAGTAACAAACAATCAAATCTTTAATAATATAAGGACAAAATTAGATGAAGCGAATCTTCAACTCGGTACTGAGCGGGGTGAGGCCCCTGATGCTAGTGGCACTGGTAGACGTTTCAGTCATCTTATGGCTGTTGCTCCAAATGCTTCTTCGTCTATCATTATGGGAAATACTAGCCCTAGTATTGAGCCTTATCGTGCTAACGCATATCGTCAAGATACTCTATCGGGAAGCTACTTAAATAAGAATCGTTGGTTAGATAAAATCATTAAAGAGAAAGCAAAAGATGATAACGATTATAACGATATTTGGTCTTCTATTATTGCTAACGATGGTAGTTGTCAACACTTGGATATTCTATCTGATTTGGAAAAAGGGATATTTAAAACATCAATGGAAATAGACCAACGCTGGGTTATTGATTTAGCGGCAGATAGACAACAATATATTGACCAAGCACAATCATTGAATCTATTCTTTAGACCAGATGCTCATATCAAATACATTCATGCTATTCATTTTATGGCATGGAAAAAAGGCGTTAAGACTCTATACTATTGCCGTTCAGAAAAGATTGGTAAGGCAGATAAAGTGTCCAAGAAAATTGAAAGACAAGTTATCAAAGAATTGGACATGGTTGAGATTGCAGCCGGAAACGATTGTATTGCTTGTGAAGGTTAAATGGAACAAAAGACTTGGTTAGACAAATGGGAAAGAGTAATGGACAATATTCAGAGAGTACTCTGGGTATTGGTTCTTCTAATGTGGTTAGTCACGGAGTATAAATTCAAATGAGAAAAGAAATAAGATTAACTATTGAACCCGGTGGAAATATAGGTGAAGATTCTTACGTCTTGGATGTACATCGTGGAAAAGAAGAAAAAATAATATCTCGCATTGATAAAGAACATTCATTGGTTTTCACTGGTAAAAAATTTGATGTTTGTATTGAGTTTAATCTAAAAATAAAAATAAGATGGCCTAGAGCAAGACGACCATATATTATTTTTATTGAAGGTGATAACAAAAAGAAAATTAAAATGCCTGTGAAGAAAAATGCTCATTACAAAGATAAAAATAACACCGAGTATTTAATTGTTCGTAGAACAGATACCGATTGTAAAGAATTTTTATTATTGGTAGCCGATGATAGATATAGTAGTAACTTAATAACACACTAACGGAGAAAATATGAAAAGGGTAATTAGATTTACAGCATCATGGTGTGGACCTTGTAAAGGTTTAGCAATGACATTAAACAACATTGAAACAAATATACCATTTGAAGTTATTGATATTGATGAGAAGTCTGATATAGCAAGAGACTTTGGCATTCGTTCTGTACCAACTCTTGTAATGTTGGATGAGAATACAGAAGTTAAAAGAGTATCGGGTGCATTACCACAAGCAGAACTAGAGGCATGGTTGAATGATTAAGAAAAAAGATTTAAATCTTACAGAAGACAGAAGTTATTTCAAGCCTTTTAATTATCCATGGGCATATGAGGCTTGGTTGAAGCACGAGCAGTCACATTGGTTGCACACCGAAGTACCTATGATGGAGGACGTTAAAGATTGGAAAAAGAAGCTCACGAATGAAGAAAAGAAATTTCTCACACACATCTTCAGATTTTTCACTCAAGGAGATATTGATGTGGCCGGCGGGTACGTTAATAATTATCTTCCTTACTTCCCTCAGCCTGAGATTCGTATGATGCTTCTTGGCTTTGCAGCCAGAGAAGCACTTCATGTGGCAGCTTATTCACATTTGATTGAAACACTTGGTCTTCCAGAAACAACATACAATGAGTTTATGGAATATGCTGAGATGAAAGAAAAACATGATTATGTCATGGATATCTCCAACCAAAATACAACTAAAGAGAATACTGCAACCCACATCGCCGTGTTCAGTGCATTTACTGAAGGGATGCAGTTGTTCTCCTCTTTCATTATGTTGTTGAATTTCCTAAGACATGGTAAGATGAAAGGTATGGGTCAAATCGTTACATGGTCTATTGTTGATGAGACACAACACGCTGAGAATATGATTAAAATGTTTAGAACATTCATTGAAGAAAATCGTGAAATTTGGAATGATGAGTTAAAAGGTAAGATATATACAATTGCTGAGAAGATGGTAGAACTCGAAGATAAGTTTATTGATTTGGCCTTTAACATGGGTCCGATGGAAAACTTAACGGCTGAGGATGTTAAAAAGTATATTCGTTATATTTGTGACCGCCGATTGATTTCATTAGGACTCAAAGGTGTGTTTAAAGTGAAAAGGAATCCTTTGCCTTGGGTAGAGGAGATGATTAACGCACCAACACATACTAACTTCTTTGAGAATAGAGCAACAGACTATGCAAAAGGCGCTCTCTCAGGTGATTGGAAGGATGTTTGGGCCAATTAAGGAACGACAATGACAAACAAAACAATTATGGCTGAATGTGAAAGCTGTGAATCAACATATGAAGTATCTTACATGGAAGAATTAGTATCAGAAGACTTACCAGAGAGATGTCCATTTTGCGGTGAACCCATCCAAGAATTATCTGAAGACTATATAGAGGACGATGATGATTCTGAAGATGAGGACGAATGGGAATAAACTGGACATATAATGATACTGATTTTACCGAAGAAATGATTGGTGACAATTATGGATTCGTATATTGTATAACAAATCTTACCAATGGTAAAAAATACATCGGTAAGAAATTTTTTTATTCCAGCAAGACAAAACAAGTCAAAGGCAAGAAGAAAAAATTCAAGGTTTCTAGTGATTGGCAAACTTACTACGGATCCAACACAGAATTGAAAAATGATGTTATAATGCACGGAGAAGAAATGTTCAGTAGAGAAATCCTACACCTTTGTAAAACCAAGGGTGAATGTGGTTATCTGGAAGCTAAGGAACAATTTGTCCGTGATGCATTAATTGGTGAAGAATATTACAATTCATGGATTATGGTTAGAGTTAGAAAATCACACATAAAAGGTTTAGAATGTTAGATTTGATGAAACAATTTGATGCTGATTATGACGCATTATTTTTCATGCCCCATGATGAAGATGAAAACAAAGTTGAAATCCATGCCAGAAATTTTGTTGATAAAGGAGAACCTATAGGAGGCAATCTTATTGGTCCTGCTTGGCATGTGGTATTGTTTAAGGTTAATGAAGAAGGAATGGCCAAGGATGTTGATACATTTGATGCCATATTTGCCGAACCTAGGGAATATGTTTCGGAATTAATACCACTTAATTTTTTTGGAGTGGTAGCAAGAAAAACAACAACCTCAAAAATTTTCCTAGAAGATTTCGTTGACAAACTCAAAGGTAACTGATATAATACAGTTTTGAAACTTGAAAGTTTATTATGATACTCGTTGATTTGAATCAGGTTCTATTGTCTGGCCTGATGGCTCAAATTTCAAACCAAAAAGGTAAGAAACTTGAAGAAGATTTAATTAGACACATGGTGTTAAACATCATTAGGAACCACCTAAGAAGTTTCCGTAAAGATTATGGTGAAGTGGTTTTATGTTCTGACAACCGTAAATACTGGCGCAAGGAGTTCTTTCCTTTCTACAAAGCTGGTCGTAAGAAAACCCGTGAAAAATCCGATTTGGATTGGCACTTTATCTTTGATATGTTGGCCAAATTTAAGGTTGAGCTCAAAGAAAATTTCCCATACAAAGTATTGGATGTCGAAGGCGCTGAAGCTGATGATATTATCGGTGTATTAGCACCAATAGCAGTTA